ATAACTTGACCACAACGTATTATTCTGGAGTTTTTGCGAGTTGCTATCTTGGATAATACGCCAGTTCAAAATAAAAATGGCTCGTTCAATTTCAAAAATGTGTCATTACAAGGTCGAATTGGCGGACAGGTTCAAGATGTACTTAGTGGATTTAGTGCGTCAGAGAAAGAGGTGTCCGTATCGGCGCAGGTGCGAAGAAATCTACCTATAACAAGGACTATTACAGACAGTAAAGTATCTAGATTAAGATTCACCATTGGCGTTCAAGCCCTTTCAAAAATGGAAGATAACGGGGATATTAACGGCTCACAAGTTAATCTAGTTATCACCATTGGAAGTAAGTCTTACCCTGTAACTATTGTTGGCAAATATAGTTCTCAATACCTCCAACAGCACACATTTGGGGATTTGCCGCCTGTTCCATTTACTATTAAGGTTGAGCGAATAACCGAAGATAGCAACTCGCAAAAACTCCAGAATAATACGTTGTGGTCAAGTTATACAGAAGTTATTGATACAGTATTCACCTATCCAAACACCGCATTAGTTGGCGTCAAGTTTGACTCTGAGTATTTCAGTAACCTCCCAACACGAACCTATGACATTATGGGGATTAAGGTCAAAATCCCTAGTAATTATAACCCAAGAACAAGACAATATTCCGGTGTTTGGGACGGCACATTCAAAATAGATTGGACAGATAATCCAGCTTGGGTTTTATTCGATATTGTCACAAACAAACGTTACGGATTAGGCAATAGACTAGGCGAGTTCGGGGCTGATAAATGGACTTTATACCAAGTCGCTCAATATTGCGACCAGCTCGTTCCAGACGGTTTTGGTGGTAAAGAACCTAGATTCACCTGTAATGCGTGGCTAACAGAACAACGTTCTGCGTATGATGTGATTAATGACATCTGTTCAATCTTCCGAGCGATGCCAGTTTGGAACGGTCAGCAATTAACGGTAGTAATGGACCGCCCTTACGACCCTGTCTGGACATACACAAACGCAAACGTGGAGAACGGGGAGTTTAATTACACATTTTCGGCTAAGAAAGCTCGCCATAACGCAATCCAAGTTGAGTATGTTGACAAAAACAGCTCATACGAAAGAATGATTGAGTATGTTTCTGATGATGATTCTATTCGCAAAAATGGGCTGAACGTTAAGAAAATCACCGCCTTTGGATGTACTTCTAGAGGTCAAGCGCACCGCACAGGATTGTGGTTACTTCAAACTGAAAAGCTAGAAACTAAGACTGTTACCTTCACTGTTGGAACAGAAGGATTAATGCATATCCCAGGTGACATTATTAGAGTGTCAGACACGTATTACGCTGGCACGAATATTGGTGGTCGAGTTTTATCAGTTGATGGTAAGAAAGTTACTTTAGATAGAGAAATTTCTATCAGTGGTAATAGTTACTTTAGTTACATTAACCAAAACGCAAGACATCAAGATATCAAGATTATCTCTGCGAAAGGCGCTGAAGTTACTTTAGACCAAGTTCCAACAGGATTAGAGGTTTATGGTGTTTGGTCGCTATCTACTCAACAGGTAACAAGTCAGCTATTTAAGGCTTTAACCGTTAAAGAAGAGGCAAAAGGCAAATACACAATCACAGCCTTGCAACACGAGTCTCAAAAAGAGGCGATTGTTGATAATGGTGCGAAGTTTGAGCCTAGAGCGACTTCAATCCTAAGCGTTCCGCAGATTAGCAATATCAATGTCAATGTTAATCAAGATGGAAGTGTTAGTTTCTCTACTGACATTACAGGCGGAAGTGGATTGGTTAAATACGACATCAAAATCTACAAAGACGGTGCTTTATATGATGTTCGTTTAGGGCAATCATCGCCTAATGTTAGCTTTGATGATTTTGAGAATGGCGAATACACCATTGTCATTCAAGTCAAGAGTGAGAGCGGTGAGTTATTAAGCGAAAGAACGCAAACATTTGTCATTGATAAACCTCCTGCACCAACAGGTGTAAAAGTTACCGGTGGACTAGGTAATATCACAATCGAGTGGGATTGGATTAATGATGCCACAGCGACAGAGATTTACGTCAGCGAAACCGATGATATAAAAACCGCTAGACTGCTGGCCAAGGTAAATTCCAGAGTTTACACGCACGAAGTCGGAGCAAATCAGGTTAGATACTACTGGTTAAGACATACTCGAGGCGTAAACGCTGGTCCATTTAATCAGATGACTGGTATTCGTGGCGAAAGTTCGGTTGATATTGATGCGGAGTTAGAGGTTTTAAACAAAAAACTCTCTCAAAATATCGTTGACGAAGTAATTGACACAGCATTACCAGCTCGTAACCTTGACTTAATTAAAACGGTCAGCGGTTTAAATGTCGATGAGTATCAAGGTCACAAACAAGTTTACAACACCGCAGACGGCAAACTCTACACTTGGAACGGTAGCAAATACCTTGAGAATGGTATTGATGCAAGCGGCGTCCGTATTAAAACAACACAATTAGTCGGCACTCTACAAGCCGACCAAATTGGAGCTAACACAATCGGAGCTGGTGCGTTACAAGCTGGTGCGGTGCGAGCTGAACACATGGCAGCAGGGCAGATTACTGCTGACAAAATGGCTATTGGGCTTGGTGGTAATCTCTTGTATAACCCAATACTCGCTAACAATGCTCATGGGTTTTATGAGAACCGTGGGAATGGAAATTTGGAAACTGGTGATGTCACAATGGTTAGTAGATATGTTAGCAACTCTGTTGTTAACGATCTGTTGCCATCAGAAAATGTTCTGGTTGCTGAGGTTTCTGCCCGTAGCTCATTAAATAAAAATGATCGTTGGTGGTCTCCTCTTATCGCAAACGTTAAGGTTACTAAGGGGCGCAGATATTGTTTTTCTGCGCACACTCATGCTTGGCGTTGTGGTGCTCAACTACTTGTTGAGGAGATAACATCAAACTTGGAGTTTGTGAAAACGATTAAATCGGGGGCGTTAATTGGCGCGCAAGGTATCGGTAATCAATTAGGGAGCTTTGATGGTAAAAGTATAGAAAAAGGTACGCGGCAACACATATTTTTTACCGCACCAGAATCAGGCCATGTATCCCTGCATGTTAGACTTAATTTTACCGGATACTGGGAGGCATCTTGTATGATTGCAAGGCTAATGCTAGAGGAGTGTACTGATTATGCTACAGAACCTAGCCCGTGGCAAAATGCTGGTGTCACCGCTATTCACGGTGGCTCGATTGTCGCTGATTCAATCACAGCTCAACAAATGGCGGCTGATAGTATTACCTCAAACAAGATTGCCACTGGTGCAGTAGCGGCGAAACATATTGCAGTTGGTAGTATCGGAGCAGACCACATTGCCACACGGTCATTAACCTCCGATAAGCTAAACGTGAATAGCCTTTCTGCTATTAGTTCGGACATTGGACGAATTACAGCAGGCTCAATCACGGGTACAAGTATTGATGGTAATACCATAAGAGGTAACAACATTAATGGTAACAACATTAATGGTAACAATATCTCTGGTGGCACAATCACAGGGGCGACCATTAACGGTAATAATATTAATGGTAATAACATCTCTGGTGGCACAATCACGGGTACAACAATCAGTGGTACAACCGTAAATGGTGGTTCTGTTAGGGGTTCTGTGATTGAGGGTGGCACAATACGAGGAGCGAGATTAGAGGGTGTAACTGGTAAATTCACAGGTTCGCTTGAGGTTAATCAGTTAATCGGTGGGAATTTGTGCGAGGTGTTTATTGCTAATATTCGTATAGGTAGCGCGGGTTCGGAAAATGATAGAACCAACTTCTACTCAGCCATAATTAACATTAACCCATCGCCAGTTAAACGCATTGTATTTGTCGTAAATTCAGACATTAGCTTTATCGTCAATGCCAACGAACGGAAGCAATACTTTTATTCTAAAACCAGTACAAATAATCACCCGCCAGAGGTATTTGGTTTTAACACCCCTAATCCGAAAATTTGTATATCTGCTTACGCAGTATCGGACACGACAACAATGTATCAATAGGAGCTAAAATGACAACATTTAATAAGATTCTGAATCCTATGTATTCGGCTATCGCTGCATACTCAAAACAAGAAGATGGTTCAATCAATGCTAAGTATGTATTAGGAACTGGTGAAGATAGTGACGGCTCTGTGACTAACTTCACGCCAATCATCTCGGATTATAAATGGATTGATGCAGTGGCAGCCAAAGAGCTAATGAAAAAGCCATTAACCAAAGAGGATATTGGGAAAACAACAGAGCAAATCGAATTAGAACGGATTTATGCTTATCTAAAAGAAAACGGTCAAATCGTAATCTAATCAACCTTAACTAAAATCAACCGCACTTTGAGCAATCTCGGTGCGGTTTTTTATTTGGAGCAAAAATGGAAAACATTGAGCTAGAAACAGTGCGTGGTGATGATGACGGGTGGACTTTTGAAATACTAGAAGATGACGAGCAGAAGAGTGATTTGACTGGTAGTCGATTTGATATGTGGATTGAACCAAAGAAAGGTGAGATTATCAAATTATCAACAGAAACAGGTGAGATTACTGTAAGCGAAAATCTAGTAACAGTTACATTATCGCACGATAAAACGCTAGGGGCGAAGTGGGAGACTGCAAGCTGGGATTTGCAGTGTACAAGTCCGCAAGGATTAGTGAGAACGCTTGCCGGTGGTGAATTTACGCTTATCCACGATGTAACGGAGGCAAGATGATTATTAGATTAGTTAAGCGCTCAAAGCCTAACATCAAGGTTAAGGTGCGTTTGATAAAAGAAATTGGCGAGAGAAAGGAAAAAATCCCAACTCTCGAAGAGTTAATTACTTTTTATAAAATAGGAGCTTTATAAGATGGCAGCACAAGAATTTCACCAAACACTCACAGAATTTGCTGAATTTGTGGGGATGAAAGATAAGGAAATCACTAAACTTATCGGCAATCTAGCAACTTTAAATACGACAGAAAAAACAAACCTTGTCGGTGCAATCAATGAGTTATATCAATCTGTCAGAAGTTTATCGGGAAGTGCGGCAGGTATTAACGACAGTGCAACGAATGAAACCTCAACCTTATCCGCTAAGAAAATCCTTGAGCTTGTAAGTCAAGCGAAAACAGAGGCTAAAAGCGAAATCTTAGGCGGTAATGTAGCGGCTGAATTAGATACTATCAAAGAGCTTGCTGATGCGTTAAACGGCATGAAAACAGGTGAAGATGGACTGAATAAACTTATTCAAAAAATCTCACAAGCCAATGAATCATTGACTGCACTTAATCAGAAATTCACCGCTCTAGATAGCGTTAATTTAAAAGACGCATACAATCGAGGTTACAATAAATAATGGCATTTCAAGCGAATATATCAGAATTCGCTGAATTTGTCGGCAGTGAAATTAAGCGAATTGAAAAGAAAATTCCGACCAGTAGCGGTAGCCAATCCAGTGATTCCACAATAATCACTGGAAATGGACGACCAGATAAACCCGAAACAACAGACGGCAAGATTACAGGTAGAGAGCCAAATGGTGCTTTCTATAACTCAACAAATGGTGCTGGCGTTGGTGCGTATTTGTGGCAGAAACAAAACAACAAATGGATTGTTATATCTGGCGACACTGGCTCTAGACGAATGAGTACGTCTGTTAATATTAAAGATGGCGGTATCTATCTAAGACGAGTAAATAATACAGTTGAGTGTTCTTTCAGTAAAGGTCGTTGGGACACTATTTCTTTTTACGGGAGTAGTAATCCTAAATTTACGAGAAAAAACCACGCTAAAAGAATGGATATTTTACCCCCTTCAAGAATACCATTCGGCTTCCGCACCAGTATCTCTGTTATGCTTCCATTTTATAGCGATGACGGTGATGAAATCGCAACTGTGTATGTTGCCAGTATAGGTGATAGAGCTTATATTGAGTTGAGGTTTAGGGACAAAGTGCCAACAGCCGACCTTGATTATATGCGTATGCCTGTCATCAGTTGGATAACAGACGATCCATTCCCAGACACACTCCCTTAATCTAGAAGTTCAGCAACTTCCTCCATATTCGGGGCGTAATAGACATTTTGAAGTATTCTGATGTCTTTATGCCCTGAGATTTTCGCCAAAGTCATTACATCAACTTTCTTAGCTAGTCTTGTCAAAGCCTCTCGTCTTGTATCGTGAAAACGTAAATGCTCACACATTGCCATTTTCTTGATCTTTCTGAATGCAGCATCAAGCGAGCGAGTATCTAATTGAAAACACAAACCAGTATTTCCAACTTCTTTTTTCAATCTTTCCAAGATGGACACTGCGTTTCTTGTCAACGGAACAGTCCGAGAAGTGCCATTTTTCGTCATTGGTAGATAAGCTGTTCTTTTCTCTAAATTCACATTATCCCAAGTCAAGCCACAAATCTCACCAGCTCTCATTGCTGTTTCAATCGCAAATAACATAGCTGCGCCACTTCTTGCTCTAATTGTTTTGAGTGTATCGTTATAACCGCTAACAAACAGAATTCTTTCTATCTCTTCATCAGAGTATCTTTGAGTTCTTGGCTCGCTGCCTTTTGGCAAAATAAGCCCTATCATCGGATTTTTTTCGATATAATTCCAACGCTCAACTGCCACATTAAAAATATTTCTGATGGTGGATAATTCTCGCCTAATACTTTCGCCGCTAACCGATTTTTCCCTTTCAGCGATCCATAATTCAAAATCTTTTCTTGTAACATCACCAATATATTTGCTGCAAATAGGGTGCTGCATAAACCTATTAAGCCTTAAAGTTTCGTGCCGCACGCCTCGTTTAGTTGGTGTAATTTCTTTCAAATACCGCTCGACAACATCCGATAGTAGCGTTTCAGGTTGTAATCCTTTCTTTTGTAGGTCTAATTTTCTCTCTTCCTCTAACGCCC